TCGTTGTGGGCGTGGCGGGGGGGGGCGGCCCGCTTCTCGGGGGGGTCGCCGACGCCTGGGGGCCACGCACCTCCATCGCGGTCGGCGGCCTGAGCGCTGTCCTCGCCGCCCTGGTCGCCGCCGCCTGGAGCTACAGGCACTGGAACCTGTCCCTGCACTACTCCTCGACCCGCCCCTACCTCAGAGCCTCGGCGAAGTCGTCACCGCAGGCTCTAGAGGCGCCGGGCCGGACCGACGGCACCGCGAACGGACCGGGTCCGGACGAGCGTCGCTCAGGTGATCCGGATGAGCCCGAGGAAGCCGACGGCGCCGACCGGCTGCCGACCGGCTGAGCCGGAGGAGTAATACGCACGCTACCCGTCGCGCATCTCCGTGGCACTGGGGAGTCGTCCCCAGCCGAGAATCGGTGTGCTTTCAGATAATGTTGCCGGACATCGCAGAACACCGATTATCCTTGCAAAGAGCGCAGTCCGGCGGTTGGACCCTCTGACCGGGGCCCGGGCCGCCGCGGTAATCCACCTCAAGCAGGAGCCCACCTCATGAGCGAGCTGATCGACACCACCGAGATGTACCTCAAGACCGTCTACGAGCTTGAGGAGGACGGCGTTCCCCCGCTGCGCGCCCGCATCGTCGAGCGCCTCGACCACTCGGGGCCCACGGTCTCACAGACGGTGGCGCGCATGGAGCGCGACGGCCTCATCAAGGTCGCTGACGACCGCTCCCTCGAGCTCACTGATGAGGGCCGCAGGCGGGCCACCGAGGTGATCCGTAAGCATCGGCTTGCCGAAAGGCTGCTGTTGGACGTCATCGGTATGGACCGTCGCCTTGTCCACCAGGAGGCCTGCCGCTGGGAGCACGTCATGAGTGAGCAGGTCGAGGAACGCCTCGCCGTCATCCTCGACGACGTCTCCACCGACCCCTTCGGTAATCCCATTCCGCCGCAGACCGCCGAGCACCCCCGCCCCTCCGCCAATGAGGCCAGCACGGACCGTCTTGCCAGCCGTGAGACCACCACGGCCGTCATCAGTCGTATCGGAGAACCAGTCCAGGCGGACACCGAGCTCATCACCACCCTCGAGGATGCGGGGATCATGGCCGGAGCGCAGGTGGAGCTGCGTACGAGCGCCGGTGGGGTGCGTCTTGTCGGAGCGTCCGGCGATCCCGTCGTTCTGCCCGACGACGTCGCCCGGCACCTCTTCGTGCGGCGCTGATCGACGCCGAACGACACCCCTGCCAGAAGCCCTGGAATAACCTGAAAATAACCTGTGCAGGCAGGGGGTTGTGGTCGGCGCCTCGTGTTCCGTGTTCTGGAACGTGGGGCGCCTACTTATGATCCGGTTCACTCTCGAGAGGGCTCTCTCACTGTGGTACTCACGAGGTCTGAATGAAGAGGCAATCGTGACGACTTCGATAAGTCGGTGTTGTTTTTCCGTGAAATGGCGCCATTTTCCTCATTAGTTCCGCCTGTCGTCGCGGACCGAGGTCCCTGAAGCCGCGTGGAGGAAACCGAAAATCGGTCCATAGTGTCTCGGCTCACAACAGTGTGCGACACCTTGCCGTGACGAAGCGGCGGTCTGTCATGTAGCGTTCAGGTCGTTGCCGCAGACAACCGTCTCGGTGGCGTCTCGGATCGGGGCTTAGTCCTGCCACTCGGTCTGAGGCAAGTGGAACCAACAACTCAAGTGGCAGGAACGGGGGAACCAACTACCGGTCGCCCAGGCGGAGAGCCCGAGCGACCTTGGGGTGAAGCCCGCATCCGCGGGCCGGGCGTCTCCAGTCCGAACCCGACAGCTCACCTCGTCGGCTCAACAGGAGAAAGCATTCATGTCCTCACGCACCATCGCACGTCACCGCAAAGCCACCCGAGCTCTTACCCCACTGGATGACTTTGCTCCCACCGCGCGCCGGGGTCTGGCAGTCGCCGCATCGTCCGGTCTTGCCCTGACCATGATCGCCTCGGGTGCCAGCGCTGCTGGCCGGGCCGAGGTCACCTCCTCCGGGACCATCGAGGCTTCCGGTGTGACCCCCGGTGTTGGCGTCCTCGCCGCCAATGCCCGTGAGGCGCTGGCCGCACGGCAGCAGGTCACCATCGCTCAGGCCACCTGGGTCACCGAGGCCGCCCCGCAGGTCGAGGCCGTGGCCCCTGCCGCTCCCGAGGCTCCCGCCGCCCCTGAGGCGCCCGCTGCCGAGGCGCAGGCCCAGGATCAGGCGCAGGCCCAGACCGAGCAGAGCGCCCAGGAAAGTGTCGAGAGCGGTGATGGTACCCACAACCGCCTCAGTGTGAGGGAAACCCCACAAACCCGCCAGGGCGAGATACAGGGTGGCGAGGGCCGGAAGCAAGATCTGAGCAATCCACTTCAGAGTGTTGTAGGTCTGATTCGACAGCGACATAGCGCTTGTCCTTTCTTCGGGTGTCAGGAAAATGGATCGGAAGCCGGTTCACGGCGTCCATTACCTTTTCGGCAGTCCCGTTTCCGCCGAAAGTGTGGTAGGGCTGATACAGATACTTCTGCAAGTCCTCAAACTCATCGATGGTGATGTAACCACGGGACAGATATGCGGTTCCCATAGCCACGATCTGGTTGTGCGCTAGACCCAACATCAGCTGCGTCTTGGCATCATGCCTTTCCGCACGTTTCTGGAGATACGCCCAGAGACCAGTACTGGTGAGAACGGAGCCGAATATGGTGATCACCAGCTCCACAGTATGAGACATTTAGCCTCCGATAGAAACGATTGGGCGCACTCCGTACTTCTCAGTCCACTGGGCCCAAGTGACTCGACGCTGGTCGCCGTAGTACAGGCCGAAGTAGTCCTTGGAAATCTGATCCCGGAGCCAGAAGGACTCGCCCGGGGTCGGAATCGGGTTTCCAACACGGAAATACGAGAACTGACGAGAGATCGGACCGATAGTGTGAGTGTCGCCGTTGATACGGTTGTGCACAAGATATGAGCCGAACATCTCGAACTCAGACGGAATGGTGAGTTGCGGGTACTCCCAGGCCCAGTCCTTCTCCGTGCGCTCCCAGGCATTCCCGGTGTTCTCGTAACCGTGCGGCTCCATAACAGGGAACGTCCGGAAGTCTGACATGGCGAAGACCTGGGTAAGCGTGGCGAAGCGCACCATGCCATTGGAATAGTCCCGTCGCATCTTGGAACCGTTCCAGCCGTATTCGCACCATCCTGACTCGCCGATATTGTCGATTCCGAGGTTGCGGTCGCTCATAACCGTGATTCGGTGCTGATTCTCGCCATTCGGGTAGTCCAGCCACCGATCAAAGTCAACGATGATCCACTTGCAGGAATTATCGTTGTACTGCCAGTAGTCCCCCAGCCACAAGCCGTCGAACGTCCCATTCCTAATGGCAGCCTTCTGGGCTGGTGTCATGACCCTACCCAGGTTGTTGCCCCGAGTAATGACTCGCTTGAGATTCGGGTCGTTATTGAAGGCGTTGAGGAAGTCGTTCTTGTTGTTCAGCGTGATCTGCTTTGGCTGCATGACACTCTGAGCCCACTGAGCATACTGAGCGCCAACCCTACCGCGACAGTCCGTGACTTCAAAGTCGGCATTCGTCTTGGCTCCCCTGGGGACCCGAATATAGGCGACGATGACTTCGAAGGTGTCATTCGTCTGGGTAGGCTGTGGGACACCGCCGCCAGAAGTTCCCTGAATAACACGAGTACCAGCGGAGCGAACGCTAGGCGTCTTGTCGACCCTGAGGGTTATAGCATCGTAACGATCGCCGTCCGTAGCGCCCTCGGTAAGCGCGTAGACCTTGTTCGCGTCGTTCTCGATCCAGTGCCCCTTGAACCAGGCGCGGCCAGACTGTACTATGATCTCTCGTCCAGAGCCCTTGGCCACCTGGTAGCCTCGACCCCAGTTCTGGAATATACCGTCCGAGATGACTCCGTCGAACATGCGGCCGAAGTCGTCAGCGGAGTACTTCCGGTCTCCATTGATGGAGACGAAGAATCCTGATTTCTCTGTCATGTGATGTTCAACCCCGGTTTCGACTTCTGAATATCGGACAAGGACTCGAACGTCGGATAGAAGACGTCGCCCTCCGAGTCCGAGGAGGTGCGGATGTACTCGGTTACCCGAGCGATGTCCTGCTGCCCGAACTCGTTCTGGATCTGCACGAAATCGCCCAGGAAGAAGTCCTCATTGTATGTATACATGGACTGTTGGGCAGCCTCGCCCGAGAACATCTCGATAGGCATATGTCGCCAAAGCTCGGTATTACACTGCTCATGGATTTGGCGATAAATGGATTCGGGGTCGATCGATGCCACTCCCCACTGACCGCTCCCTTTCGAGATCATGTACCCGTTGGTGTGTTCGATCGACGGACTCTGGAAATAACCTTCCCGAAGACCAAGCCCCCTGGTGCCGACGGTGACCGAGTTATTCTGCATCGCGGAGTCTCGGTTGTCATCGAGATACTCTTTTGAGAGCTGCAACTCCAAGGGTACAGTGAATTTCACAGCGCCCGAGAATATCTTGGTTCGCGTAGACACCTTGGACTTGAAGTAGGTTGCCTTAGACAGGTTGTCATACTTCGGAGAGAATACTACCGGTGGACGCTCACCTTGATTGAATGTTCGGTTCACGCCGTTATACGTATATCCGTACCAGTAATACGGATCTTCCCCGTCATACTCGATAGCCCATCCGGACATAGTCAAATCGGTTAGATTCTGAACGAGCTTGTACCAGGAGCCTTCCATAATATATGGATCGGTATCATCATAGGCCGAATGAGAGTAATCGGAATTACGCGTCATGTTTCGGACAGTGCCATTGGCATTAGCCCTGATGTTTCCGATGTCCATGGAGGAAACCGGCCGACCTTTGCGAATACCGGCGGGCAGCTCATCGACAGAATACCAACCAAATCCCTGAACGTGGCGCTCGTGCGACGCATCAAGGGAGTCTCTCTGTTTGAACAACAGATTGGTATAATGCTTGATAACGTCTTTGACTTTCCCTTTTGTTCGTTCATGCATGCATAGCCTGGTCCCCTCCCAAATCGGGTATGGATGCATGACACGACGGTCCAATATGGACTCGAGACTGCGTCCGCTGACTGTCAGCAACGACTGCTTGCTGTACTCGGTGTTGAGCTCGACCTGCTCGATGATCATGAGCTTGTTCGTGCCCTTGGTGTACAGGTAGTAGTCGAGCTGATAGATCTGCAGGTTCTCCAAAGTTCCGGGAACAGTAAGCTTGAAGTCGCCGAAGCCGTGGAACCTCTCAGTCCAGATGATGGACTTGTAGTCCTCACAAATATGCTGGAGAACCATGGCCTCGTCGAAAACCGCAAGATACATGTCACACCCCCTGAAAGAGAACGTCGGTTGAGAAATATACGTCCGTGAGATTCGGATCGTTCATGGCGATCTGGAACTCGTTAACGCCGGGTCTTAGCTTGAGCCAGTCCGAGTTACGATCCAGTGCCGCTATGAACTTATCCTTGCGGCCGCCACGATTTCGGACGATAGACTTGCGCCCTGTCCTAGAATTGACCGTGACGATGTCGCCGCCCACGATGGGATCGACCTTGTAGTAAGTCTTGTCAAGAAATGCCCCAGTGAGTTTGAACTGGTCTCCGGAGAATGTCTCGGTCACCGTGATCGGAAGCTTGGCGCCCGGGCGGAACGTGAAGACCATGGTGAATCCGGTCTCCACATCACCCTCGTAGTCGATCGTGGCGGACAATAAACCGCGGTCCTTGCTGAACTCCAGCGACGGAGACGGCTGGTCCATGAAGTCGAACTCGAAAGAGGGGATCTCCCTGGACCATTCGAGGTTCTTGTCGATGGAGGTGTCTGCGTCATGCCAGTAAGCGTCCGGGCATAGGATGGAGATGTTGATTTCCTGTTCCTTCGAGAATATGTCCGCCTCAACCGTCTCGACGTACCCCTCGGTCTTGACCCTGCGCTTGTCCGTGTTGATATACACAGTCATGAGCTGCTTGATCTGAAACCAG